GTACAGCCTTCTAATCAACCAGAAATGGCAGAAAGCAATACATCAAAACGACAACCATCAACAGTTGTTGCATCCGCAACGAGGGATAGCGGAAACAAAAAACCCACGCAAATCCGTCTGACTCAGACACAAGTTAAGCTAGCTCGCCAACTTGGTATTAGTCCTGAGCAGTATGCAAATCAATTATTAAGGGAGGCTTAATATGTCAGAAGAAAAAAATACTACTAATGAAGTGGAGGCAGTTTCTGCTGATACTCCTGAAAACCAAGAGCGTACTCCTAGAGAGACAGAAAGCCGAGAGGCTACTCAGCATCCGCAAAGCTGGGAAAACTCTGCTAATTTACCGACACCAGACCCACAGACAGGCTGGGTATTTAGGTACATCAGAACTGCCCTATTAGGTCAATCTGATAACCCTAATGTATCTAGAAGGTTTCGTGAGGGATGGCAACCTTGCAAATTGGAAGACCATCCAGAATTACAAATTCATATGATGGACCATGGCTCGGAATGGGCTACAAAAGGTAATGTCGAAATTGGTGGACAATTATTATGCAAAATGCCTGCAGACAAAGCCGCAGCGAGAGAAAAGCATTTCAATGAACTTGCTAAATCTCAAGTGGAATCTGTAGACAATGTGTATTATAAAGACCAGGATAATCGAATGGCGACCAAACAAGTGTTTGAACGCAAGTCGAAGACCTCTTTTGGTAGAGATTCTTAACGAATCTTTAATAATTAATTAATGTTAAGGTAAAACTTAACAGTATAAGGAGACAATTATGTCATCAAGTGCAACTCCTAGCGGAGCAAGACCTGTTGGAACAGTTGTTGGAAGCCCTTATCAAGGAAAAGTTACACACTATAAAATCAAAAATGCTTTTGGTACATCCATTTTCTATGGCGATTTTGTAAAGTGGGGTGACGACAATCCTAATACCACTATCCAAAAAGATACTGGTACTACAGCTTGTACACCTATTGGTGTTTTTCTTGGTTGTGCTTACACCGACCCTACTACAGGGCAATTCACACCAAATCAATATTATCCAGCATCAACTGCTGCCGATGATATTGTTGCGTATGTTGCGACTGACCCTTTCATACTAATGCAAATGCAATCAGACGAAGCTCTTACCCTAGACGATTTAGGTAAGAATGTAGCTGTTGTGCAAACTGCAGGAAGTACAGCAATCGGTACAAGCAGAAACGCAATCAATGGCGATACAGCAAATACTACTGCCACACTACCACTAAAAATCGTTGACTTTGTTGACGGACCTGATAGTGCAGTTGGCGATAGTTTCACTGATGTATTAGTAATGTTTAATGTCGGACATCAGTTGCTAAACACAACTGGTATAGGTTAAGGAGTAAATTATGGCAGCTATATCAAGAGCTAATGAGTTAAAACAACTCCTACCAGGGCTAAATGCTTTATTCGGCGAAGAATACGGCACATACGAGAACGAGCATGAAGAAATTTATGTAACTGAAAATTCTGAAAGAAGTTTTGAAGAAGAATTGAAGTTATCAGGTTTCGGAGCAGCTCCAGTAAAAGATGAAGGTTCAGCTATCAATTATGATACTGCACAAGAGTCTTTTGTTGCTCGTTATACGCACGAAACTATTGCAATGGGATATTCCATTACAGAAGAAGCAATGGAGGATAACCTCTATGTATCTCTTTCTGGAAGATATACCAAAGCACTAGCTAGAGCTATGGCTTACACTAAGCAAGTTAAAGCGGTAAATCCGCTTAACAATGGTTTTAGTACCGCATTTACATCAGGTGATGGTGTTGCTTTATTTAGCACAGCTCACCCACTTGTAAATGGTGGAACTAACAGCAACAGACCTTCAGCAGGAGCTGATTTAAATGAAACATCTTTAGAAGATGCTATCATTCAAATTGGTAAATATACTGATGAAAGAGGTCTTAAAATTGCTGCGAGACCTAAGAAGTTGATTGTACCTTCAGACTTACAGTTTGTTGCTACTAGACTTCTGCAAAGTGACTATAGAGTAGGAACTGCTGATAACGATATCAATGCAGTCAAAACAAATGGAGTAATTCCAGAAGGCTACACAGTTAATCATTATTTAACTGACACCAATGCTTTCTTTATTACTACAGATGTTCCAGACGGCATGAAGCACTTCGTTAGAAGTCCAATGACTACATCTATGGATGGAGACTTTGATACTGGTAATGTTAGATACAAAGCTAGGGAAAGATATTCTTTTGGAGTATCAGACCCACTAGGTATTTACGGCTCACCAGGTAGTTCGTAAGAACTTTAAAGGGGGAACTTATGTTCCCCCTTTTTTTTATGTTATATTATAAATCTAGGTATTTTTATTAATCAATTTATCAACTGCCCTAGCAGACTTTGCCAAGATGATAAATTATTTCTTTTAGGAGAAAACAATGGCTAACACAACATTCAATGGACCAGTAAGGTCTGAAAACGGCTTTAAAATCATATCAACTAATAGCACAACAGGTGCAATTACAGATGTAGCAACTATTGCATCTACAGGTGTTGTTACAGATAAATTTGTAAAACATGTAGGTTTTGCAACTGGTGTAACAGTAAACACTACAGCAGGAGATTCTCCAGCTATAGGTGAATTTACTCAACCAGCAAACACAATCATTACGGATATTAAGATATTTTGTGATGTTTCTCCTGTTATTGGAGAAGGTGATATTGGTTACGAAGTAGGTACATCTTCTTCTGGAGCACAAATTGTTGCAGCTCAGACAGACGAAATTTTAGATGCTGGCACAACAGTTGTTGCACACAACGTAACTATTACTTCTTTAGTTCTTCAAACTCAAGATGGAACAACAGCTCCAGCTTCTGTTCAATATACAGATACAGAAAGAACTATTTTCTGTAACATTACTAATACAGTAGATGCTACAACTGCAGGTTCTTTTACGTTTATTATTGAATACACTCAAATAGCGTAAGGAGTAAATTATGTCAGGATATTCAGATGTAAAGGCAGTTACTATAACTGCCGATACAGTAGCTTTAGATGCAGATGGAATATCAGTAGCAGCATCAGTTGGAAATAATGCAGCACTTACTATAGGTGGTGCTTTAGCTTCAGGTGGTGCAGTTGCACTCAGTCATGGAAGAATTGTAACGATTCTTTCTGCTGGTAATGATGCAGCTAAATCATTTACTGTAGTTGGCACAGATGTTAATGGTGATTCTCAGTCAGAATCAATAACAGGTGCAAACGCTGGTACTGCTACTGGAACTAAATACTTTAAAACAATAGCTTCTATTACTGCAGTTGGTAATCCAGCAGGTAATGTTTCAGCAGGAGTTAATGCTTCAGCAGCAGATGTTATATTTTCAGGAAGAAGTAGACTTAAAGGTATATTTTTAACAAGCACAGCAACAGCAGGAACTACAAATTTTCATAATAGCTCCCCTACAGGGACTAATATTATGGGATTAAGTTCCGTAGCATCTGCTACTGCAACAAGAGATGTAGTAATACCAGACGAAGGCATAGTGTTTTCTGAAGGTATCTATATTCAATATACTGTATCTACATTTTTAACGATGACAGTATTTCACGCATAGGAGACATTATGGCTAAACAATTTGTAATCTCAGAAACTGGAGAATTTCCAGCACAATATAAAGTTCTTAAATTAGATGAAGATGGTATCTATAGACCTGTATTTGGTCCAGACCCTGATTTAGAAGATGCAGAAAGAAAATGTGCTGAAATGAATGGTGATAGAGCAAGAAATGACAAGGGTCAACTTGTTGCAGATGACCTATCTACACCAGATATTAATGAAGCTTATGTTGGTGGTAAAAAACCAGTTAAGAAAAAAACAACAAAGAAAAAAGTTACTGTTAAGAAAAAAACTGTAGCTAAAAAATAAAGGTAAACTTATGAAAAAATCTAAATATATGAAAGGTGGCGGTAAGTCATCTAAATACATGGCTGCTGGCGGTATGAAAACTGAAGTTGGTAAAGAAGCTAAAACTCAATCTTACAATGAATATGTAAAAACAATGTTTGGTGGTGGAATGACTAATGAACCAGCTATGAAAAAGAAAAGGTCTAAAGGTATGGCAGGTGGTGGTAAATCATCTAAAGGTATGGCTAGAGGTGGCAAGAGCTAATTAAGTGTTCTAATGACTAGAAGAAAACGAGAAAACCCTATAGCTAAAACAACTAAAGGCAAGGGTGCTAATTATCGTTCTACTAAGTCTGGTGCTGGTATGACCAAAAAAGGAGTTGCTGCATATCGCAAAGCAAATCCAGGTTCTAAATTAAAAACAGCAGTTACAGGTAAAGTAAAAAAAGGTAGCAAAGCTGCGAAACGCAGAAAGTCTTACTGTGCAAGGTCTGCAGGACAATTAAAAAATAGTTCAGCCGAAACCAGAAACGACCCTAATTCAAGAATTAGACAAGCTCGTAGAAGGTGGAAGTGTTAATAAAATTAAGGAATAAATAATGGCTACAAGTGGAACACATACATTTAATTTGGACATAAGTGATGTTATGGAAGAAGCATATGACCTATGTGGTTTAGAATTACGCTCAGGCTATAGTTTTCGAGGTGCAAAAAGAGCACTCAACTTAGTTTTTTTAGAATGGCAAAATAAAGGATTAAACCTTTGGACTGTTGAACAAGGTACTGTTTCTGTTACACCAGGCACTAGTAGTTACACTATAGACGCATCAGCATTAGATGTTGTTGATGCTTTTATAAGAACAGATGCTGGAGATATAACTAAACAATTTGACCAACAATTAAATAGAATATCTAGAACAGAATACAATCATCAAGCTAATAAATTATTACAATCAAAACCAACACAATTTTTTGTAGATAAAGATAGCGGTAGTATCAAGTTAGTTTTATGGTCAACTCCAGATAAAGCATATACATTAGTATATGACTACATACAAAGAATTGAAGATACAGGAAATGTTGCTAGTAATAACATAGATGTTCCTTCAAGATATTTGCCTTGTCTTACTTATGCTTTAGCATACAACTTAGCTTGTAAATCACCTGAATCCCAACAAAGAGTTCCTATGATTAAACAAAGATATGATGAGTTATGGAAAGATGTTAGCGATGCAGATAGAGAAAGAGCATCTATAAAATTTGTTCCTGACTTAGGGACATATGGTTATTAGATGGCATACGCAAGAGCAAGCAAAGCATTAGGTCAATGTGATAGATGTGGCTTTTCATATAAGTTAAATAAACTTAGATATGAAATAGAAAATAGTAA